CATTTTTGTTCTCCGCTTTGATTATACCTTATTTTTTACAAATATTAAGCAACTTCCTGCCAGTTTGGTGTTTGAGTAGTCGACACTGACGTGTACGTTGTTGTTATATTTCGTCCTACTCTTTCCCATACATTGACTGAATTAAGTGCAGAGGTTAATTCAAAACCTTCGGCTATCGTAACATCCGCGTTTGCCGAGGGGTCTACACTGCCCAGTGCCGACGTCATTGCTGCCAATGTAACGTCAAGATAATTATTAGTGCTTAAACTTTCGTTACCTAGCGCAGACGTCATTGCGGCTAATGTAACTGCGACATTCGCCGCACATGTAACAGATTCATCCCCTAGCGTTGTTGTTGACGCAACTGCGGAAACTCCTGTAACTGCCGCAGCTTGAACAGCAGTGCCGTCATCTAACGCAGAAGTTCCAGCTACTCCCGTAACAACGACAGGTATGGGTTCGCCAAAGGTCAGTTGACCAAAAGTGCCTCTACCCCAACCAGCTACAATAGCCATTGCTTACTACGCTATTCGTATAATAGCGTTTGAAGCATCTGCTGCAGGAAATTGAATAGTAAAATCTCCTGCTGTAGACGTTTTATCCCCGCCAAAATCCAATACTGCAACCGCTTTGTCACCGTTAGTATCGTTGTAAATTAAACAACCTCGGGCAGTGATAGTAACATTACTAAATGTTAAATCTGCGAAATCAGCTATAGCCGTTGTTCCTGACGCTACCGGAGTTACGTTTGTTAAGGCAGATCCTGTTGCTGAGTAGTTAGTTCCACTTGCTTCGTTTGTGCTAGAGTAAGCAGTTGTTGTTGCTCCCAGACTAGCCGAGCTTGTATATAAAGCTAACTTAAACGAGTTACCGCCTGAAGCTTTAAAGTTATGCGTTCCTTCCATCAGTTCTTTTTTGAACGAAGTACACATTGCCTGCGAAATTGCCATTATAATCTCCTAATAATTTCTGCTGTATCTGAGTGTTGGTTTTGTTCAAGTAATGCGATTAATGTTGTTCTATCGCTTTTTATTGCTTGTTCCATGTAGAACATTACAACTTTGTTTACTTGATCCTTAAATGCTTCTGCTTGATCTGCAATTGCAGGATGGCAACTTCCACCAACAAAAACAATTCTTCTTGTTGCTCTTTCTGCCCAATGACTTGCATCAAGCCCTTTATTTTCTGACGTAACAACAGTAACAACACCTGCCTCAGCCGATCCTACTTCAATCACAATTATCTCCTACCTTGGCGGACTGCGCCTGATCTATAGCTGTCTGTAGTTCCATAACCTTCTCCAAGAGACTTTAACCGACTAACAGCTTCAGCGTATTGAGCCGAATAAAGCTGTAATAACTCAGGCTCTCCTTTTAAGAATGTATAAGATTCTACCAGACATCCATACAAAAGCGCATTTTCGGCATTATCCCCTAACCAACTTGTCCCTGTAGCAGAAACGCTAATTGACTCTGGCCTGTAGAAATAATGCAACTCAACGTCAAATGATGAGCTTGGTGTAGGTGCAACTATAAGTGTTCTTTCATCAAAAACTCCATAATACTTAGGAACTCCTGTTGCTGTAGATATAGGATAAGCTTCTCTAATAAAGTTTACATCTTTGTTTAGAAGATACTCATACCCACTGTTATCAACAGCTATAGAATAGATTCCTAAGTAATCAGTTGGGGCTGAAAGATATTGATTGTTAGCAGTTAAAGAGCCTGTTACATTTTTCCTAAAGTCAGGAAGCTGTACTTCTTTTAAAATTCTTTCTTCAGCTTGCGTAACAATAGTTGGAAGGTTAGCTACAAAAGTAGATTCTGTAGTTTCCAAGTAATCTTGTATTGTCTGTTTTAATGTAGTGTATGTGAATGCCATTAGCCTATTACCACCTTAACTTCTCCTGCATTGCATTCTATGTCTAACCCAACAGTAAAGCTACCTAGCTCGGTAACACCTCCACCAACAGGGTTAAACGCAAATAAAGCCCTACTTTCATCTAATGCTCTGTCAGGCCTTGGGTTCCTTAATGCCTGATTGTCGGTAAATGCGACCTTTCCAAGCTGTAACTGGGGTTGATCAACATCAACAACATCTTTACCAACTAGCATTCCAGTAGGTCTTTGATCTTGTATCTGAGGAACAAGGTCTGTTAGCTTATAACGAAACCCTGTTCTGTCGCAAAATCCAAAAGCAAGCTTGCCTTTAGATGCTGTCAAAACCTGTATCCTCCGGGAGTTACATGCAATGAAGCTTTTTCTCTATCTGCATCTGCCGCAAGATTCCACTGCTCTTCATACTCAGCTTTAAGCAATGGCGCTTTTTGATTTGATTCGGTGTACTTAACACTTAGCTGATAAGCAAGTCCTGCAATTAAGCACGGAAGAAACCTTAAAGGCACATCCATATTGTTTGACGCAGGTGATCCAGTATCTTCAACTCGTTGCATAAAGTAATAAACAAGAGTGTATGTTTCCGTGTCATCAGGGACAGGCCATAAGTTAACAGTCACAGAGCTTGGGTCTTTCTCAAGGAAAAACTGCAAAGGTTTGCCTTCTGTTAACTTGTTAGATAGATGGGCGTACTGGCTAATCGATATTCTGGTCAATGTTTGATCAAACTGGTTACTGCTGTTTCCGTTGTTTGTTCTTACAAATGCTTCAATAATATCAAGAACATCTCCGGTTAAAGGATATGTTCCATCACCGCTAGTTAACGCTTGAGTTCCTTCTTGGACTGTCCAAAGGTTTAATCCTCTGTTTTGCCACTCAAGCATCAAAAGATTAATGCTTCTTCTGGCAGTCCTGTAATCATAACCGCTACGCAACTCTAGCCCTGCTCGCTCAAACGCTTCTTCAATAGCATCGCCAAGGTCTAGGTTAAAGTTATATGTTCCGCTAGTTGCCATGTTTATTTCCTTTTGGATTTAGCTCCAGAACACTTCCATCGTTTGCGGGACAAGTTATTAGGAGTATTAGGATCATTTTGTTTTTCTTTAGATAGCCCTTTTTTTATTCCTAGGCTTCTTGCACAGTAACTATTCCCCTTAGATGTCCCTACACGAACTCTTGGACCACCACCTTTAGCGTTTCCTGCTTGCCCATAGCTAACCTTCTTGCCTGACGAGGTTATCTTAACCTTTGCCTTGCCTTTTCTAGGTGTTGCCATAACTACCTACGTAGCATCATAGTCATATTGTACATCATATCGTCAGAAGGTGTCAAGTTATCAATTGTTTCTTTTTGCATACCGTTATTACCGCGTAAATCTTTGCTTCCAAAGCGTTCTGCAGTATTACTTTCTTTTTCATAGTGTCCATTGCCCATGCAACGAAAGTCTTTTTGGTTTTTAGTAGAATAATACATATTAATTTCCTGCCAATGGGTTTAATAGAGCTTTTTTAATCTTATTATCTAAATTTAACTCTAAAGTTTCTATTTTAGTGTCTAGTCTGTCTATTTTAGCGTCCATACGGATTTCAAAAGCGTTAATAACACCCCTTACGTCCTTTATGTTCTGTCGATTACGCTGTTCTTGCTCTGCCATATCTTTTTCGACTTGAGATAACGTACTCTTTACGTCTAAACTCTGGGTATCTATAGATGTTTCAACGTCATCTATGTCTAATTCAATGCGATCTTCCTGTTGATCCATTGATACTTTAATAGAATCTAGTTTATCATCTACTCTAAGCTCAACATTATCCATTAAGCCTTCTACAGTAGATACATCTTCCTTTAGTCGCTGTCTTTGTTCTTCTATTACGCCCTCAAAAGATAATAGGTCATCTTTCATACGCTGTTCTTGCTTGTCCATAGTTGATTCTATGCCAGTCAAGTCTTCTCGAAGCTCAATCTTAGCATCGTGTACACTAGCTGATACACTAGCCAAGGATGCTTTAATTGAATTTACCTGTTCGCTAATTACTTCATTAACTAAGCGGTCAGCTTCTTTAAGGTTGGTAAACTGTTCGCTAATAATTGCTAGTTCACCTTCAACCATAACCATATGGTTTGTAATAAATGACAGATCAGGGGATACAAAGTTAGCTATCTTCTTTTCCATAGATAAATATCTTTGGTAAGCTTCAAAACCACCCCATAAACCCCCAATTATTGTGCCGACAAGGGGTATAATAAGAAGTAGCTTGGAGCCACCTACTTTTATTCCTTTATACTCGACCTCTGCCATACTATTTCTTCTTTTTGTTTTTAAGTTTAGTGAAGTCTGCTTTAGTTATCTTAGTTCTAGGAGCAGCAACACTAGCTAACTTTTTTTGTTTAGGTGAGTATTTTTTAAAAGGCATTATCTCTTCTTTGCTGTTTTGGCTGATTTACGAAAGGCTGCGGCAGTAGGAGCTCCTTTGCTACCTACCTTCCGCATTTTCTCGTCAGAACCAGCTTTTATACGCTTACGTTTAGCGTTTATATTTGCGTATAGACCAGGTTTCTTTGCCATGTTAATTTACCTACTATTATTTAAGGTTAAGGCCGCCAACGTTTGCTGCAAGACCGTCAATGACATCGTGTAACAAGAACGCTAGTGCTGCTGTAGTTGAAATACAAGTAATTTTAAAACTTGTACCTACAACTGCGTTAGCATCAAAACCTGCAGAATCATTTGCGTCTGCAATTCCTACGTTGTCACCGTCACCTTTTGGTATACAACCAATAATCTTTTC